GGAAGTAGCAAGCAAAATCCCAGAGCCCACCGGCTACAGGATTCTGATCGCCATCCCGAAACTGGATGAAAAGTTCGACAACACCTCTATTGTGAGGCCGGAAAACTTCGCCAAGCGCGAAGAGATGGCTTCGGTAGTGGGGGTTGTGTTGAAACTTGGCCCACTTGCATACAGGGACGAGGAGAAGTTTCCGACCGGCCCTTGGTGTAAGGAAGGCGATTTCATCGTGATGCGCTCCTATTCCGGGACGCGCTTCAAGATCGTAGGAAACGAAGGCGAGCAGGAATTTCGCCTAATCAACGATGACACCGTAGAGGCTGTCGTTGCAGACCCCCGAGGCATTACTCGTGCGTAAGGAGACCATATGAGCGAGCAAGAGCAGCAGTTTGAGATTGAAGGCGACGAGCCCGAAGTCATTCAAAAACAACCGCCGGAAGGTCAGCAGTCCGATCTGGAAGAAGAGATCGAGATTGTCGATGACATTCCCGAAGGCGACCGAAACCGGAAGAAAGGCCCACCGGTAGAGGTCAACGATGACGAGATCGCTCAGTATGGCGATGGCGTTCAGAAGCGGATCAAGGACTTACGTCGAGCCTACCATGATGAACGCCGGGAGAAGGAACGTGCCTTCCGCGATCAACAGGAAGCCGTTCGGTTTGCCAAGGTCGTTTCCGATCAGAACAGGCAGCTTCAAGAGCGCCTGAAAACTGGTGAGCAAGTTCTGGTTGAGTCGCAGAAGACCGGGATTGATGCCAAGCTACTGAGCGCCGAAAAGGATTTCAAAGAGGCCCATGAGACCGGCGATGTGGATAAGATGCTGGCTGCTCAGAGGAAGCTCGCCATGTTCTCTGTTGAGAAACGGGAGGTAGATAATTACCAGCCAAAGTATCAAGAGCCTTTACAACAGCAGAATATTGATGTAGAACGAATTCCACAGGTCATCCCCGACGAACGCACCAGTCGGTGGGTAGAGAGCAATAAGTGGTTCGATACTGATCCTGTCATGCGCGGTGCTGCGTTGGGCATTCACGACGAGCTTGTATCCAAAGGATATCAGGCTGGGTCTGAAGTCTACTTCGAGCAAGTTAATGCTCGCATTCGGGAGTCGTTCCCGCACAAGTTCGGTCAAACGAAGCCACCTTCTACAGTTGTTGCGTCAGCAGGGAGAACGGAGCCATCGTCTGGCAAGATCAAACTGACGAAGACTCAGGTCGCTATGGCAAAAAGACTTGGGGTACCGCTTGAACGCTACGTCGCATCAATACGGAAAGGTGAAGAAAATGTCTGATCGTAACAATCGTGAACAAGAAACACGCGAACAAACTGCTCGGAAGCGCGTCTGGACACCCCCGACACTGCTCCCGTCGCCAGCACCACAAGACGGTTACAAGTTCCGCTACGTCAGAACTTCCCTCGCGGGTCAGGCTGATAGCAAGAACGTGGCCGCAAAAGCATCTGAAGGATGGGAGCCGGTGAAAGTCGAAGACCATCCGGAACTCCAGAATTTTGGAAAAAGTTCTGGGAACGTAGAAATTGGCGGTTTGATGCTCTGCAAGACGCCCACTGACATGGTTGACCAGCGGAACGCTTATTACGCTGATATGACCCGGAAGCAGGCTCAGGCAGTAGACGCAAACCTCATGAGAGAAAACGATCCTCGTATGCCGCTGTTTAGTGAAAAACACACGACCACAAGTCGCAGCGCACGAGGGTAACTACAGGAGCTTAAACAATGGCTTACCCCACGATTGACAAGCCGTACGGTTTGAAGCCGATCAATCTGATTGGTGGGCAGGTGTACGCTGGTTCGACCCGTCTGATCGCTATTGCAAGCGGAGAGGGCACCTCGATTTTCTTCGGGGATGCCGTCAAGCTGACCAGTGGCTACATCACCCGTGATCCGGCTGACTCTGCCATGACCCCCGTTGGTGTTTTTGTTGGTTGCACCTATACCGACCCGAACAGCAATCAGAAGGTCTTCAAGCAATACTTCCCCGCCGCCACCGTTGCCTCGGACATCCAAGCGTATGTGGTCGATGACTACGACGCGCTGTTCAAGGTCGCTGTTGTTTCGAGCGGCACCACGATGAGTGGCGTCACGCAAGCCGCAGTTGGCTTCAACGCCGCCTTGGTGGACAACACCGGATCGACCTTCACTGGCGACTCGCTGGTTGCAATCTCGGCCACCACGGCGACGACCAACACCCTGCCCGTTCGCATCGTTGATGTCGTTTCGGACACCCGTAACTCGCTGGGCTCGTATACTGAAGTGATCGTGAAGTGGAACTTCGGTATGCACCAGTATCAGAACGCTACTGGCGTATAAGGAGACCATGAATCATGGCAATTTCTCGTTCCCAGCTACTTAAAGAACTCCTCCCCGGGCTGAATGCGCTGTTCGGTATGCAGTACGAGACCTACGGCGAAGAACACAAGGAGATTTTCGAGACCGAAACCTCCGAGCGTTCCTTCGAGGAAGAGCAGAAGCTGTCCGGCTTCAGCGCCGCCCCCGTGAAAAACGAGGGCAACGCAATTGCGTATGACAACGCACAGGAAGCATGGACTGCCCGCTACAACCACGAAACCATCGCACTGGGTTTCGCCATCACCGAAGAGGCGATGGAAGACAACCTGTACGACACCCTGTCGGCCCGGTATACCAAAGCTCTGGCTCGCGCCATGGCTTATACCAAGCAGGTCAAGGGCGCGAACATCCTCAACAACGGCTTTTCGTCCACCTACAAAGGTGGCGATGGTGTTGAGTTGTTTTCGACCGCACACCCGCTGGTATCCGGTGGCACCAACAGCAACGAGCCGACCACCGCTGCCGATCTGAATGAGACCTCGCTTGAGGCCGCTGTCATTCAAATCGCTGGCTGGACGGATGAGCGCGGTCTGCTGATTGCGGCTAAACCCCGCAAGCTGATCGTTCCGCCGAGCCTGATGTTCGTTGCGACCCGCCTGCTCGAAACTGAGTTGCGTGTCGGCACCAACAACAACGACATCAATGCTTTGAAGAACAACGGTTCAATCCCGGGCGGTTACTCTGTCAACCACTACCTGACAGACACCAACGCTTGGTTCCTTTGCACCGACGTTCCGAACGGCATGAAGCACTTCGTCCGCACCCCGCTGGCAAACAGCATGGACGGCGATTTCGACACGGGCAACGTGCGCTACAAGGCTCGTGAGCGTTACAGCTTCGGCTGGTCTGACCCGCTGGGCGCTTTCGGCTCTCCGGGCGCGTAACAGCGCTGTGTGGTTTGGGAAAGGGCTCCTTCGGGGGCTCTTTTCTTTTGCGGGTCTATCTGATATAAAGGCTATAGACCCCAGATTTCACTCGTATCGACTGGCTGGGCAGACTTGTTAGAGACGATACGGGGATGTGCTAACACACGGAGATATTCATGGCTATTACGACTTTTGACGGCCCGATTCGCTCGCTTGGCGGTCTGTTTCAGCAAGGCCCGTCCACCATCGTCAGCATCACTTCCAGCACCACCCTGAACCCCACTTCGCACGCTGGCCGCATTCTCTCGATTGGCGGCACTCTGGCGGCGGACGTTACGCTGACCCTGCCCCAAATCAACGCCGCTGCAAACTCGGTTTCGTCCGGCCCGGGCAACGACCCGAACACCCTGAACAACGAAGGTGTGGTCTACACGATCTGGGTTCCGACCACCATCGCCACCAGCAGCCTGAAAATCAGCACCAACGGCACCGACAAGTTCATCGGCACGATTCTTGGCGTTGACACCGACACCACGAATGCGCTGGTGGCCTACACCGCAGCAGCGGCCAACGACTTCATCAACTTCAACGGTGGCACCACCGGTGGCGTTGCGGGTACGTGGGTGCAGATTTTTGCCATCGACGCGCTGAAGTACATGGTCAACGGTATTGCCCTCGGCTCCGGAGTTGTTGCTACCCCGTTCGCTGACGCTTAATAAGGGGGTGTCGTGAGACCCATTCGAGTAACAGTTGGCGCGGTTGCGGTATCCGCAACCCTTCCGCTCGACCAGTACATCTCGCCGTTCAATGTCGGGTTGGGCGTCAGCCTCAGTGCTGGCGCTTCCCTGACCTACACGGTGCAGCATACGTTTGATGATATCTGGTCTCCCACGTTTGATCCGGCTACGGCAAACTGGTTTTCTCACGCAACGATGGTCAGTAAAACGACCTCGTTCGACGGAAACTACGCCTACCCGGTGACGGCGATTCGACTTAACGTGACTGTCTGGGTGAGCGGAACCGCAACAATGACCGCCGTGCAGGCTGGCATGGCTAACGGCTAGAGGCGAACATGAATCTCAATCCAAGAGAGCTTCAGAAATTTTACGATCTGTGGGCACCGATGCTTCAGGCTTTGCCTGCGGTTATTGAGGCCGCTGATCGTGAGGAAGAGTTAAAGCGCGGCGTTGCTACCATCGAACGGCAGCTTCAGGTTGTTCAGCAGAAAATCGCTGACGAAGAGGCCCGCATCGATCCGGTTCGTGAGTCCGTCGCCGCAAACATCCAGAAGTTGAAGGAAAGCCAAGCCGTTGCCCAACAGGGTTACGACCAGTATCTGGCGGATGCAAAAGCTCATATCGAGAAGATCGATGCCGAGGTCGCTGAGAAGGTGGCCGCAATCAATGAGCGGGCGAAGGTTGCCGCCAACGATCTGCGTTCTGTTGAGCGCGATCTGGTTGTGGCCAAAGCCAAAGCAGACTCCGAACTGAAGCAACAAAAAGATGAGATCGAGGCAGAGATTTCCGAGCTTGCGGCAAAGAAGAAGTCAATCGAAGACGCACTCGAAAGCCTGAAAGCGAAGATCGGCTGATATGGCTGGGGTGGTCGGCAGTGGCATGAGCTACTACTATGACGGCGATAGTGCTGAACAAGAGTTTACTCACATTGTCGGCACTATTACCGCATCTGGTAACACAACCATATACACCCCTGCAGCAGGAAAGCGTGTTCGGGTGCGATGGAGCTACGCTATCAATGATCCCGGCTCTGCGGCGTC